AAGTAAGTCTCAAAGTCAGTTAAAGCAACTTGCTTCATTGTACCTGCATCGTTGACTACAACTCTGTCTGCATCTGCAAGTGTAGTTGATGATGCTGAAGTGTCACCATCTATGATATTTAATTCTGTTGCAGTTGATGTGACACCATCAAGTATATTAAGTTCTGCAGCAGTAGAAGTTACATTCGTGCCACCGATATCAAGTGTAGTCATGGACACTTCACCTGCTACAGTAACCACACCACTAGTGAGTGTTAACAAATCTGTATCGTCTGTGTGACCTATAGTTGTTCCATTTATAACAATGTCATCTATATCTAAAGAACCACCTGTAATTAAACCTGTAGTTGTTATTGTAGATGAACCTGTGTCAATAGTACCAAACCCACTTGTAATACTACCACTGTTTAATGCACCTACTGTTGTAGCTGCCGTAGTTACAAGATTAGGCATTGCAGTTATTTCATCGTCAAAGTAAGCTGCTAAATCAGTTACTGCTACCTGAACCATAGTTCCGTTGTCATTTAAAACAACTCTATCTGCATCTACTATAGTTGTTGATGTAGCACTAGTATCACCATCTAATATATTTACTTCTGTTGTACTTACAGTAAGACCATCTAAGACCTCTAGTTCTGCTTCAGATATACCTGCACTACCTATTGTTATTGTGCCTGATATATCTACATTACCATTTATATCTATGGTTGTTGCAGCTATCTGTATTTCTGTATCAGCTACAAGGTCAAGTTGTCCATCGGCACTTGAATTGATGTATATAGCTGTGTCTCTGAATTGTAGCTTCTCTGTAGAAGCAATAAGTATGTCATCGCTAAACTCAAAATAATCCTCGTCTTCTTTCCATGTTAATACACCATCTGTTGTTTCACCATCAAATGTTACTGCTATGTCTGTGCCTGATGTGCCATCACCTATTGTAATTGCAGTTCCAAGTAATTTAGTTATAGGACCACCTTCTGCAGATGTGCCATCGTGAGTGTGTCCTGTGCTTGAGGCAAAGGCAGCTAATATCTGATTAAATTCATCATTGGTATGAGCAGCAGTTATTGTGTCTCCGTCACTATATGAGGACTGTCTTGTGTACGTAGCTCCCATTTATCTTCTTGCTCCTGTCTGATATTCTAATTGAAAACCTTTTAGTGAATATGGTGCAGTAGACCCACCGTCATTAACTCTTAATGCTACTGCAAATCCTGAACCTTCAACAGATTGTCTTACTAGGGGTTGTGATGCACCACCATATGTTCCAAAGTTTGTGGAACTAGCACCATAGGTTGCTGAACCATATATAGCTGCTATATCACTAGAATCTAACTCATAAGCTGCAGGTCTTGCAGAATCTTTAGCTTCATAATCATATCTTAAAAATAAATCTGCATCTATTGTTGATTCAGGTTTAAAGTTTACTATAACACGTTGCATATGTTTACGTATACCTGCATCACCAAATGTCATATCAGGACCTCTATATTTACCTAGTATAGCAGTTCCATCAAAGTCATTACCTGATTCCTGTCTGTATATGTAACCCCCACTATAAGCACCATGAAGAACTATAACATTTCCTTCTGATACAAATGTGTCTGTTGAAGCAGGTTTAATCCCTCTTAGTTTTGCAAACTCAAAAGACTGTCCTTTCATAACACACATAACACCATTTGTCGCATTTTCACCTTGACCATCTTTAGTAAAGAATATTCTGTATTGTGTTTTATCAGGTATAACTATTGAGTCAAACTGTGAAGCACTAGATAAGTTATCATCAAATAAACTTTGAACATTAGAACTTATAGTTCCTAATTCAACGTCACCAATTCTCGCAGTACCTGCAATGGTTCTTAAACCATCAGGACCTAAGAATATTAAGTCACCTGCAAATTCTTGGATTGTATCACCATTGATACATCCTATATCTCTTGTTACTGCAGTTATAGCAAAGTTACTTGTTGATGTTCCTGATAACTTAAATATTCTATTTTGACAAAATATAAATAAGTCTTCACGGAAAACTTTAAGACCCGTTATCTCATCATCAACTTTGACAGTTCCTGCACCACTACCTGTAGCAAAGTTGTCTTCATCAAAAGGTACACTAAATACTAATTCCTGTTTAGCACTTGACATACCTGCATAGAACATATGTTCTTTGAATGCCACAACAAATTTAGCACCTGTTACTGCAGTGCTTACTTCTCCACCACCACCTGATGATACATCTGTAGCAGAGAATGAAGAGTTAAATACTGTAGGTGCATTTGTTCCATCTGCAACTATTAACTTATCATTACCGTCAAAGTTAAATCTTTCAAATGAATATTTACTTGCACTTGTTCTACCACTATCTATTGTTGTCCATGAAGATCCACCGGGAGTGGCTTGAAATATATTAGTTCCTCTTGCTGCTACAACCTTACTAGCAAATGTTGCTACCATTAGAACTTTTTCAGAAGAAGAGGTTGTTTGAGGAACAACTGCAGTTACATACTTACTAAATCCATTTATACGTCTATACCCACCTTCAATGTCAGGTTCAAAGTTTTCTAACTCTAATGCCTCACCCGGTTTCATCATAAAGGTAGACCTATTTAAAACTAGTCCACCTTCACAGTTAAATGCTACAGGAGTTACTTGAGATAAGTCTGCCATTAAAGTGTTCTACCTATTATATTAGTTGTACTATATGCTCCAACTCTTGGTATAAAAGTAGATCTTACATAATCATATTTATTAACTAAGAGTGTTTGCATGTTCTTTATGCCTTGTTCAAATCTTTGGAAGTTAAGTTGATATTGTGCAGTCTCACCTCTGTATTGATAAACAAAAGCTGTCGCTCCATCTACTATAATAGCATCAAATCTTGCTGGTATACTCGTTGTATCACTATGAGCAGATAGGTCTGATGGAAATGTATAGTAATCAAATTTTAGAGAATATGATTTATCGGGAAATGGATAAAGTAAATAATTATTATCGGGTGTCCTAACTATATTTTCAGGTATACCACCTTGATCAAATTGCGTTACTGTTACACCACTAGCTATTGAGGCTGCCGTAGTGCCTCCAGCACCTCTTGTACATCCTGTAAATGTTGTGCTACTACCTATGGCAGTATATGTTATTTCTTCATTTCCTATAAACAATGTTCCAGCAGTATCAAATCCTGATGTACTAGTAACTGTTATTGTTGTCACAGAGTCTGTATGTGTTGTGCTAGTGGTTGTAGAATTTATTTCATCTTCTTGATCACTAACAGCATTTATGTATTCGTTATAATCTAATTGACCTAATCTATATCCTGAATTGCCTAAGTCACTATCTTTTACTAATCTGAAAGTATTATAATCTACAGTCTTTGCAGATGTAGGTATACTATATCTAACTACCCCTGCAGTTAGGGTTTTAGTTTCTGTGGCATGATTAAAAGGATAATTAAATTCTCTTTGATTAATATATCTTATTGCTTCATTTACTGCATTCTGTGCCTGTACTTGTATTCCTCTTGCATCACTAAAATTACTAGAAGTAAGTTGCACCTCATTTATTCTAGCTAAAGTTTTATTAGTTAATACGAGAAAAGTTCCAGACATTATAATTCCTATGAGAATGAAAGAGCAAGTTGCCCTGCTCTCTCATATAAATTTAAGCTAATTGATCTCTATCAACTTCGTCAGGCTTATCATCTAAACCATGACCTGCTAAATCAATAACAGTGGCATACATTCTAAGTCTGCCTGTAGCTGGAGCGGCACCTGCAATCTTAGCATCAATAGTATCTGTAGTAGTTACAAATTGAGTGTAAGTTGAAGCTCCACTTCCGACAATAGTGTTGGTTTGACCATTACTACCTGCGGCACAAAAGCCTGTAGATGTAATGTCTGCACCATCAATAATGTCATCTCCTGCTGCGAAGTCCATGTCAAGAGTACAACTGCCTGTGAATGCTTTCATCACTTCTGCACCTGCATTTATGACTAAAGTATTTGCAGGTATTTCTAACACCTGAAATATATCTCCGTCTGAGAAGCTACCACCTGCTGCTACTAATGCATCGATATCAAGGTAAGCCTCAATATTTCTCATTACATTAGTATTCTTCATAGAAGGCATAGCCACGATAGAGTCGGAAAAGATACCTGTGGTATCCTTTGAGGTTAAATCAAAAGTTGCCATTTATATCTCCCTTATCCTACGTTATACTTGGCAGTGGCGATTGCTTCAGGTCGAAGAATCTTTCTACCATACAAATGCATACCACGAACAATATCAGCAAAAGAATCAGGATCTCTATAAGTCTCTGTCTTGTTGATTTGCTCGGCAGTAGCTACTGCTGAACTATGTCCTGCAACGATAACACCGTAGTTTGAGTTTTGGTTAGCAGTTCCAGATGTTCCCGGACCTGTACCTACTGCAGGTAAGTTGTTTGACATATATACGTCAAAGCCATGTATCTTCCCTACAGATAGACCTGCTCTCAATCCACCTGACTCACCGAAGTCACCATTTAGAAGACGAGAGTCTTCGTCTTTTAGAACTTCAATAAAAGTTGGATGTAGAACTAACCATCTACCATCAGTGTCTACGAACTGAGTATCAAGTAATCTTGCCATTCTTGCTATAACCTGTAAAGGAGTAGCAGTAGCAGTTGCTTGAGAAGTTGCACCACCTAGTCTTGGAGCTATTGGAATAGAATGGTCACCTGCACTACTTGTAGTGATGTTACCAAAGCTATCTTTTCTTAGCTTCATGCTTGTCAACAATTCATCTGAACCTGCAGTTGACACTGACTTAGTTCCGTTAACTGTTGAGTTAGCTGAACTTGCTACAGCATTGTTAGATGCTTGTGCAAATCCTGACAAGTAACCAAGAACATCTTGGTCGAAGTTGTCTTTAAGTCTGTAACCCGCTCTGTCACTTGCCATTTGAGAGAAGTTTACGTGACTGTGAGCCTCTTCAATATCATCTATTTTGAAAGCAAAGTAGTTTGCTTTGTCAATAGTTAATGTAAAGTCCTCATCGTCAAGGTCTTGAGGTTGCACGTTTGCACCCCTAGCGTATTCCTTAACGGTGATTTCTGGCTCTTTAATGATTTTTACAGAATCACCCATGTTGGCAATCTCTCCGAAATAATCGGAGTTTGTGATTGATTCAACAACGGAAGTTTTTCTGAAGGCTAACTGAACCTGCTTAGAGTAAATAACTGGGGAGAAATTACCATTGGGCAGATTACCGTAACCTGCTGCAGTTTTAAATGCCATTTTCATCTCCATTTTTGAAAATAAAACAAATGCACGATTGTGCTAAATTTACTCGTCATCGGCTAATAGTGTTTGAGGTTGTATGTCTAGTAGCTATTTAGACATAGGCTCTTACCATCAGGTAGGCTTTCAAGTGTAGTTTACTATGTGAGTTGTCCACGTGGAGAGGTCACATTTATAGATATGTATAGTTATACATATTTATTCTTTGATGTCAACATATTATCTAGCAGAGCCTGATACGTCATATACGAAGTTGCCAGACCTTATTGCTTCCATTATCATATCTGCGTTTTTCTCATATGCTGTAGCAGACATTTTCTGAACATCGGATTCTTTAATCTTTTTGGTGCTATCAACCGTTGGGGTAGCTTTTGTAGTTTTTGCCTTAACTTGTGTAGCAGCACTTTTGCCACTCTCACTTGTGTCTTTCTTGTTAATGCCTTTATCTGCTTTATACAAATCAATTGCTCTTGCTGCTGACTTTGCATCATCTTGATTTTCATATAACGCATTCTGTACCCACTGTGGTTGCTGCTCTGCCCATTCATGAAAATCATCACTGTCTCTAATCTGATCAAAGTCAGGATGTATTCTCATAAGTTCAACTTCTGCTCTTTCTTTTACAGTCTCTTCGTTAAACTGATTTATTTCTCC